TAGAACAGGTGTTGAGTTCTCCGAAATCGTTGGACAGTTCTAATAAATAACAAGACAAGGAGAAACAGACATGGCATTTAATATAAATGAGATCAGAAGTCAACTGACTATGGGAGGGGCTAGAAATAGCCTTTTCCAGGTAGTGATTCAAAATCCGGTCAACGGTGTTGCAGATATTAAAGTACCCTTTATGGTTAAGGCAGCCCAAATTCCTGCCTCTACTTTAGGTCTTATCGAAGTACCATACTTCGGTCGTAAGATCAAATTAGCTGGAGATAGATCATTTGGTGACTGGACAGTTACTGTCATTAACGATGAAGACTTTTTAGTACGTAATGCAATGGAACAATGGTCTAATTATATTCAATCGTTCCAGACTAACCTAAGAATATTTGGTTCTGCAAGCCCATCTGCCTATAAGGCACAGGCCCAGGTCACCCAGTTCTCAAAGACTGGTGTTCCTATCAGAACTTATACCTTTAATGGTATCTACCCATCTGAAATTGCACCTATTGAACTCGATTGGAACTCAACCGATACTATCGAGGAATTCACTGTGACCTTCCAATATGACTGGTGGGAAGTTAGTGGTGGTGTAACCGGTAATGCCGGCGGCGCTTAAAGTATGAGGCGGTGAAATTTTCACCGCCATTTTTATTGAGGATATATGGCAGAATTATTTGGTTTTGAAATACGCCGTAAGCAAGAAATTGCCCAGCAAACTAACCCCGACATCCAAACCTTTGCACCAGAGGCTAAGGATGACGGGGCTATTGTTGTTGCTGCAGGTGGTGCTTATGGAACGTACGTGGATATGGAAGGCTCTGCTCGTACAGAGGCCGACCTAGTAAACAAGTATAGAGAGATTGCCCAGCACCCAGAGATTGATGGTGCAATTGACGATATCGTTAATGAGGCTATAGTATCTGAGCCTGAAGAAAAGGTGGTTCAGATTAATCTTGATGATGTTGATTTATCTAAAAATGTAAAGAATACTATATTAACAGAGTTTAATGAAATCTTAGGTCTGCTTAATTTTGAGCAACAACCCTACGATCTCTTTAGACGTTGGTATGTTGATGGTAGATTATATTACCATATTGTGATTGATAATTCTAGACCTAATGAAGGCATTCAAGAGCTTAGATATCTTGATCCTCGTAAGATTAGAAAAGTTAGGGAATTAAAGAAGAAAAAAGACCCTAGAACAGAGGCAACCCTCACCAAGACTAATTCTGAATATTACATCTATAATGAAAAAGGTCTTAATAATACTAAAGCGGGTGCAGCAGCTGCATATGACTCCCAGTCTACATCTGGGTTAAGAATTGCTAAGGATTCAATCATTCATATTACCTCCGGTATCATGGATGTCAACAACTCTGTCGTTCTTTCCTACTTACATAAGGCTATAAAGCCTTTAAATCAATTAAGAACTCTGGAAGACGCAACCGTCATCTACCGCGTATCAAGGGCACCAGAGAGAAGAATATTCTACATTGACGTAGGTAATCTTCCAAAGATGAAAGCCGAGCAGTACTTAAGTGATATCATGACCAAGTTTAAAAATAGACTGGTATATGACTCATCTACGGGGGAAATTAGAGACGATAGAAAGTTTATGACCATGCTTGAGGACTTTTGGTTCCCAAGACGTGAAGGTGGAAGGGGCACAGAGGTTACTACTCTCCCATCAGGTCAAAACCTCGGTGAAATGTCTGATGTAGAGTACTTTCAGAAGAAACTATACAAGTCATTAAACGTGCCTGTGTCACGTCTACAATCACAGGATAACCCGTTTGATGTAGGTAGATCTACACAGGTATCCAGGGATGAGGTTAAATTTGCTAAGTTTGTAAATAGACTTAGACTTCGTTTCTCCCAGATGTTCTTAAAGTGTTTAGAAAGACAGTTAATACTTAAAGGTATTACCACATCATCAGACTGGGAGAAAATTTCTCATAAAATTAGATTTGATTATGCCAAAGATAATTACTTTGCAGAATTGAAGGAGTCAGAAATTCTTTCCGGTAGATTGAACACCCTTAACCTGGCCGAGCCTTATGTTGGTAAGTACTACTCACATACATGGATTCGTAAAAACATCCTTCGTCAATCAGAAGAAGATATTGATCAGATGGATAAGGACATGGAAGAAGAACAGGATGATGAGAGATATAATCCTCCTGTAGACGGACAAGGCAACCCAATGGCGGCTGGTTCAGGTATTCCTAACCCTAGCCAACCAAGTCCTGACGGACAATAAATAGAGAATGGAGATTAATTATGTCTGAATATACAGTAGCCGATATGATCGGCAATGTGCTTGAAAAGCAACCTGATCAATTTAAATCAACCTTTAACGATTTAATGGTTGATAAGATTACAGCGGCACTAGAGATTAAGAAGCAGGAAGTAGCACAGAATTATTTTGCTACTACTGAAGAGGGATCGGAAGATTCAACCCAAGATTTAGAAACAGAAACCGAGGAACAAGATGGCCAAGACTCTGAAACAGATGCTTGAAGTTTACAAGCCTAAAGCAGCCGATGAGCAAAAGTTCGTCGATAAACACGTTGTTGCCAAGCACGCCGATGCTAATGGTAATGCAGACGATGTGTTTCAAGGTACTAATGTAAAAAAGATGGAACGTAAAAAAGAACGTCACGGGTATGATGCCGGAGATGACGAAAAGGTTTACGAAGAAAAATCAGACAATGCTGGTAAGTTTATTAAGGGATTTGAGAAATCAGATGCCCCCCAGTTCCAAGGCAAGTCAAAGGCCAAGCGCCGTGATATGGCTATTGCCGCCTACCTTGGCAACAAAAAAGGTATGAAGGAAGAAGTAGTGGTAGAGGAAGAAGGTAGTATTCCTAAGACACCACGTGAAAAAGAACTTGCTGCAAAGCATGGCGATAAAACTCGTATTACCCACGGCGATGTATTAAAGGCCCGTGGAGTAGGTTTTAAAAAGGAAGAAGTAGAGCATCTTGAAGAAGGTGATGTAGCCCACGCCCAGTTTCATCACTATCACAGTGAGACCGCTAAAATGTTAAAAAACATTCACGGTGCATTAGGTAAGCATTTTGATGCAGTATCAGATAAAAAAGGTTACAACGGAGGACAGGCCCACTGGGGTCACGTTGGTACAATAAAGGATGTTCACCGTAGTCTACAAGACATACATGATCGGGTACTCGAGCAAGGCGAATATGCCAAGCCTCCAAAGGTCATGAAAGAGGAAACAGAAATGACATCAGAAGTAGATGTTACTCTATTAAGTCTATATGTTAACCTTGACGAAGACAATCGAGCATCTATGATTAAAATGTTAGACGAAGGTAGGAAAGAAGAACTACTAGAGTTTGCTGCTACTGTAGGGGCAGAATAATGGCTACGTATAACATTGTAACTAATAAAATAGGTACTAGAGCTGTTTTAAGAATTAACGGTAATACTAATATTTCAGTTAATGCTCTCTCCGTAGGTGCAGGGGAGATAGTAAGGTCAGCTACTCTTACCTCCATTTTCTATACCAGCAACGGGGCAGCAGCAGATGCATATTACAGAGCTAATACTGCAAACGTTGAGAATTGTATATTAAGACTACTACCTAATGACCATGCATATATGGATTTTGCTGGTGTAGGTATTGCTCCTGATTTTGATAATAAAACAGCCAATATTGTGTTTATTGTTAATGGCGCAAATAATGCAACCATTATTGCTGAGTTCCATAAAATTTCAAGCGCAAACACGGATTACTAAAATGAAACTTATCGCCGAACTAGTTGAAGATGTAAAATACCTTGTTGAAGATAAAGGTAATGGAAAGAAGAGTTACTTCATTGAAGGCATCTTCCTACAGGGTGATCTAGAAAATAGAAACAAGAGAATGTATCGTACAGAGACCCTTAACAAGGAAGTCGAAAGATACAATAAAGAGTACGTTAAAGAGAATCGCGCATTTGGAGAACTAGGCCACCCTTCTGGTCCTACTCTTAACTTAGAGCGTGTATCTCACATGATTAAGTCTCTAGAAAAAGACGGAAGTAATTTCGTTGGAAGAGCAAAAATCATGGACACTCCTTATGGAAACATAGTGAAGAATTTAATGGATGAAGGAGCCAAGTTAGGCGTTTCATCACGCGGCATGGGCTCCCTTCAGATGAACAAGGAAGGGGTAATGGAAGTTCAAGATGACTTCTACCTTGCAACCGCCGCCGACATTGTAGCCGATCCTTCTGCCCCAGACGCCTTTGTAAGAGGAATTATGGAGGGTGTGGAGTGGGTTTGGAGCTCTGGGGTTCTAAAAGCTCAAAAGCTAGATGAAATAAAGAAAGAAATTCAAATAACTCCTTCTCGTAACCTGGAAGAAGCAAAGATGAATGCTTTTAAGATATTCTTAAACTCATTGTAATATAAATAAAATTACATTCCTAATAGGAGAAATTTAATGGACCCAAAAAAGAAGACTGATCTACAAGAAAAAGCTTCTGACTCTGTTGGTGGTGGCGAAACTGGTGTATCCAAGTCCGCCGAGCCAACAGGTGTGAGAGCTAAAGCGCCTGGTAATTCAAAAGACCAAGGTGACAAGGCATCTGGTAAGCTTGACGGTGAACAAATGGATACAGATCCAGAAAACAACACTAAAGCTACAGCCGATACCTCAGCCAAAAATAAATCTACTGTCTCTATGAAAGAAGACATGGCTGTTATGTTTGATGGTGAAGATCTATCAGAACAATTTAAAGAGAAAGCAACTACTTTCTTCGAAGCTGCCGTCCACGCACGCCTACAAGAAGAAGTTAATCGCCTTGAAGAAGAATACAGCACCAATTTAGAAGAACAAGTTACTGAAATTGCAGAAGAACTCTCATCTAAACTAAACGACTACATGGACTATGTGGTTAAAGAGTGGATGACAGATAATGAAGTAGCTATTACCTCATCTCTTCGTTCAGATATTACCGAAGAATTTATCGATGGTCTTAAGAAACTATGTGAAGATCACTACATTGATCTTCCTGAAGACAAGGTAGATGTGGTAGAAGAATTGTCTGCACAAGTTGAAGAGCTTACTGCTAAGTTGAATGGTTCTATTGAAGAACAAATCGAACTTAAGAAACATATTGATGAGCAGACCAAGCAATTGGTATTTGCAGAAGTATCTGAAGGTCTAGCTGACACCCAGGCCGACAAGTTTAAAACACTTGCCGAGGGAGTTGAGTATTCAGATGTAGATTCATACAAGCACAAATTAGAGATCGTCAAGGAAAGCTATTTTACCGGTAAAAAGCCTGCCCAGTTGATCGTAGAGAGTGAGATCGATGGTGCAGAACCTGCCGATGCTCCACCTCCTGTCCTTGCTCCTTCCGTTGCTAATTACGTAAGAGCAATTTCTCGTACAGTCAAGAAATAAATATTATAAATAAACTTAACCAGATAATTTTTAAACGGAAGGAAAAAACTCTATGTTAACTGAAGAAATTCAAAGAAAATGGGCTCCAGTATTAGAGCACGAAGATCTTGTAGCAATTAAAGATCCTCACAAGCGAGCTGTTACAGCACAAATTTTAGAGAATACCGAAAGAGCTCTTCGCGAAAGCGGCGGCTACGGCGGTCAGTCTCTACTAGAAGCTAACCAGCCTGCTAACGCTATTCAAGCCCAAGGTGGTTCAAGCAATATCGATACATTCGATCCTGTTCTGATCAGCCTGGTTCGTCGTGCAATGCCTAACCTAATGGCTTATGATGTTTGCGGCGTACAGCCAATGACAGGCCCAACAGGTTTGATCTTTGCAATGCGCGCCCGTTACAGCAACAACAGCGGAACAGAAGCATTCTACGGTGAAAGTAATACTGCATTCTCCTCAGTCCTAACTGGTGCCAACACCTTTGGTCTGAAGAACGCAGGTAACTTGCCTGGTAATACTTCTGTTACTCTTGGTGCTGATATGGTATCCAACGGCCTGTATAACACAGGTACTGGTATGTCTACAGCATCTGCTGAGAACCTTGGTTCTAACAACTCTCTGGTATTCCCAGAAATGGCCTTCTCTATCGAGAAAGTAACTGTTACTGCTAAGTCACGTGCTCTGAAAGCTGAATACTCAATGGAACTAGCGCAAGACTTGCGTGCTGTTCACGGATTGGATGCTGAGACAGAATTGTCTAACATTCTTTCTTCTGAGATTCTTGCTGAAATTAACCGCGAAGTTATCCGTACTATCAACATCACCGCTACCCGTGGTGCTACTGAGAATACAACTACAACCGGTATTTTCGATCTTGACACCGACTCTAACGGTCGTTGGTCAGTTGAGAAGTTCAAAGGCCTGATGTTCCAAGTCGAGCGTGAAGCAAATCAAATTGCTAAAGCAACTCGTCGTGGTAAAGGTAACATCATCATCTGTTCATCTGACGTAGCTTCTGCTCTTCAAATGGCTGGTGTTCTTGATTACGCTCCTGC